TGGCTCTTTTTAGACGTTTTGTTCCCTTACACTTGCGCACGCACAAGCCATAGGGCGCTGAACTTAATCAGTCTTCCACTAAAAATAGTTTACAAAATGTTTTACTTATTGTCAATGATTTTACAAAAAATAGTAAACATTTTAACCAGTTCTGGCGTTTTTGTGTAATCAGATGCATACCTTTGCATTCGGTCGATAAGATTTTGGATCTTTAAACCTTGATGATATTGGACCGCAGTGGAACAGTAGGCATTTGATAAGGCAATGAGTGAAAGAAGGTCATTCACTTTGCGGTATTGACGATATTTGAGAACGCCCTTTTGTCTAGCAAACGTATTAACTACGGCGTTAACTCTATTCAATTTTTCATCATCTCTAAATACATTTACCATCAGGACATTATTGTGAGCGCAAGCGTTTCTGAGATGTCTCGAGTTATCACCTAACGTCACAGCCTTTTGAAGAGAGCTGGGATTATACTTATCAAAATAAAGCCTTACTAATTTTAACAAGCAGCCATAATCCATGTGCTCCATTAATGCCCAAATCGGGATATCAGCTCCACGTTTTAGAAACATATCTTTTTGATATCGAGATTGTCTGAATCGATTGTAGGTACTGTTATAGTATGTTGGGTAATTGACGGCAAATTCTTGAACAATGGTATAACCATCTTCATCGGGATTGTTAGTGATTAATCTAGATAACTCGACTTTTATAAAGTGTTCTACATTAATAGCAATATCTAGAAGCGTATCTCGCAAATACATATCAATTGTGGCTAAATCTACAAGGTGCTGAAAATCAAGGTGTTGATATTTCCCGTTTTTCTTTTTAAAATTTTTTCTAAAAGCAGAGACTTTATAGTAGTAGTTGTTCTTTTCTAAAAAAGTAATGGCTTTCCCTTTTGACATAAGTTCAAAAGCAACCCCGTTGTTGTCAAGCAAAGTAACCAAATCTCTATAAGATTGTTTGGATTTGCGAACCATACTATTTCTCCTTACTACTCATGTAGCCAGCAATTATGCCACGAATGGCACGTTTATCACTATCAGTTAGTGGTTTACCATCGAACATCATGGCGTTGGCTATGATTTCATCTATGTCATGGGGGCTGGTTGATTGTGGTTGTTCTTTCGTCATAGGGACATCGTACCCCATGAGCCATGCTTCAGACACCCCCAACGTTCTAGCAAGTAGCACTAACTTTTCTTGGTCTGGCGTTGATTTTCCATTGATGTATTGAGACAAAGCACTCTTTCCAAGTTTTACACCTAATTCTTTTTGATGCACTTTTGAAAGAGAAATTACGTCAACTTGTTTTAAATTTCGTTCGCTCATCACTTGCTGCAAACGTGAAGCAGTAGTATTTTTCATATTTTTTCCCTTTTCCTTTATGGCTTTATTATATAGTAGAAAATAAAAAAGTTCAAGAAAAATCGAAAAAAAGTTCAAAAAATTGAACAAAAACTGTTGACAAATAAAAAGATAAAGATTAAAATAAAACCATAAAGTTCAAGAGATTGAACTTAGAAAGGAGAACTCAATGAGATTTGACTATGCTAAATTAAAAGGTCGTATTAAAGAAAAATACGGAACTCAAGAAGATTTCGCAAAAGCTATTGGCATAACCCCGACAACGATTTCATTCAAAATTAACGGGAAAGCAAAGTGGCAACAAGACGAAATTGTGAAGGCAGCTAGATTATTAGGAATCTCAAAAAAAGAGATTATTGAATATTTTTTTAACTATGAAGTTCAAGAACTTGAACTAAATAATTAAAATTATGAAAGGAGCAAAGATGAAAGAACCATACAAGTACCTTGAAATCTCTGGCAATATTGCTGGACGTATTGAACTGGAAACAGAAAAAGACCTACTTGTCCGTAGAGCGATGGTCATTGATGGACACATCGGTTTATGCGAACAAGCGGTCTACGTTGATAAGAAAGTGCTAGATAGCTACTGGGTCAAGATTGTAGAGTTATCTGCCATTCCTGAAACCATCAACAGCGTTGACAGCACTGATTTGGTTAGGAAATGGTTGAACATGTAGATTAACAGTATCATGTCCGTTGACATACTCAACGCATTTCACCAAGTAATGCTCAGATTTATGGTCTGCTGACTTAGCAATGACAGAACCGATAATAGGAATAGCAGGCAATGTCATTGGTGCAGGTTCAACATGACCATTAATCATAATGTGACAAGTAATCATAGTTATCCTCCTTTCCGACTATATTATAGCAGAAATGGAGGTTAGAAACGGAAAGGACTACCAATGGAAATCACCTATAAACCAGTCGGAGTTAACGAAACGGCTGAGTGGGGAGACTATGACCACCTCATGCAGCGGTGGGAAGGTCTAGGAAAGTCGATGGCAAAGAACCTCATTCGAGAAATGAGGGACAACAAAGATTTCCAAGGCTACGTATTCAACCCCACGCACAAACTGGTTTTCATCAACTATGAAGGTTTCAAGTCCTTCATCGAATGGAAAACCAGAAACAGATTCAAATAACACACATCCCTAGCCGCAGAAGTGAGCTAGTGAGATTTCAAGGCAAGCAATACCAACTACAATACTTGACATTATAAAATCTCCTAAAAATATTTTTTACAACTCACTAGTTCTCTAGTGCGGTTAGGGAAAACAGAAAGGAAATTAAAAATGAAAATTTTTAACTGGATTTGGTCTAAAAAACAAAACGAAGAAGTAGAAGTATTTGAAGTTCGTCCACATCGAATGGTTGACGAAATGGTCCGAGAGTTCAACGCTGACCACGGATTGCCATTGGATCAGCTAGTGGGGTAACTCATGAAACTACTAAGAAAACTTTTTTCCAAGAAAAAAACCAAAGAGCCAGAATACTTTTTCGAGGTTGTCGAGACACCCGAAGAAAAAAGCGAACGACTCAAGCAGAAATATAGCAAATAACATCAACTTTTCAGCGTGCAGCCATGGCCCTGCCGTGGAGTGTAACTTATACCCATAATTTTTTCCCAAAAAAAACTTTACTAAATTACTTTTTCCTAATTTTCCCCAAAAAGTCTAATAAAACATTGAAAAACATGACACGGTGGGGCGTTGGGTGCACGTTGAAGGCACTAAAAAAAGCATGGGTTAGGGCCCATGCAAGAAAAATACACCAAGGAGATTATACCATGAAATCTTTTAACACTCAAACAACTTCAAAACCTAGCTACGTTAAAACTAAAGCCTATGGGCTTTGTGGCACATTGGCACTAGCTACAGCTCTATTGATTGGAGCTGGCACAGTGTCAGCGGACGAAGCTACTCAACCAGTGGTGGAAACACCAGCGGTTGCTAATGTCTATACCGCTGACAACGGCGGCAACGTTACAGTGACACCGTCTGAAACAGTGGCACCAGTGGAAACCCCAGTGGTTGCAGCTGAAACAGTACCAGCGACAGAAGCACCAGCAACAACTACAGAAGTAGCTCAACCCGTAGCTGAAACACCAGCGGCACATACTAGCGTTACCAAAGTAGGCGACACCATCAACGTTGAAAATCCAAACGTTGAGGTTACTTTCCCTAATGGCAATGGTAAATACTCACCATTCGAAGTTGAATACAAAGATATTCAAATTCCGGACGATGTGCCGGTTAACGAGGGGGACAAAGTTACTTTTGACTTGCCCGAAGAAGTGAAATTCCAAACCTCTTACGAGTTTGATGTACACAATCCAGAGAAGGCAGTCGTTGGGAAAGCTACAGCGGATGCTACCACTAACAAGGTGACAACTGTATTCAATGGCTATTTCAAATCACACCCTTTGAATAAGATCATGAACTTGAAACTAGATGCAAGCTGGACGGACAAAGTTGAAAGCGGTAAACCAGTAAATGTTAATTTTAACGGTACAGTCGTATCTGCAACAATCGGCAAAGAACAAGTCATCGGTAAAGATGAGTTGCTTGCAAAATGGGGATCACAAGATAAAGATGATCCAACAGTGATTAACTGGACTGCTCGTGTTAATTACGCTAAGAGAGTGCTCAACTATGTGACTATCATTGATGAAATGTCAGAGAATCAAAAATTAGTTGATAACTACTTTGAAATTAAAAACATTGAAAGTGTTGATCCGTGGATTGACAAAGGCTCAGCTATGGACTTAGTTAAGTCTATCAGTAAGTCAGATCGTGGCTTTACTATCAAGATGGATCGCTTGGATCACATGATCTACATCAACTATAAGACTAAGCTTGTTAACGCTGTCAAGGACTCAGTTAACCCAACGAACAAAATTGAGTTGAAAGCAGAAACAGATGGAGCTACTTCGTATAGCTATGTGCAACTCGTAGGAGGAAAGGGTGATGCGAGCGGTGAAAATAAACCAGAACCAACGTTTGAAATCCCTCGTGAAGCTCCAAAAGTAGACATTCCAGAATTCGAGGGCGGCATCCCCGGCATTCCCGAAGTTAGAGAATTGCCGGAGTATACAGAACCAATCGGAACTGTACCAAACGACGCTCCGAAGTATGAAAAACCGGAATTTGAAGGCGGTGTAGTCCCTATTGACCCACCAGTGGTTGAAATTCCAGAATACACTGAGCCAATCGGCACAGTGCCAAATGAAGCTCCTATCCATTACAAAACTGAGTTCCAAGGCGGCATTCCGGGAATCCCAGAAGTCCGTGAGCTCCCACCATTCGAGGGCGGCGTAATTCCAAACGATGCACCAATTTTGGACTTGCCAGAACTTGAAATTCCAGTAGAGCCAGAAAAACCAGTGGAGCCTAAAAAAGTGCCTAACAAGCCCGTAGAAGTGCCAAAAGAAAAAGTGGCACAACCTGCCACAGTATCTTATAACTTCGCACCAGCAAGCAAAGAGACACCTAAAACAACCGTTTACGGTGGTGTTCTCCCTAACACTGGGGAGAAGGAAGGTATCGCTAGCACTCTGGGACTCGTAGTGATTGCAGCTGGTATCACTGGGCTAACTCTTGGATTTAAGAAACGCAATGAAAAAGAGGATTAAGTGAATGAGCATCGCAATAAATAAGTTAGAAATCGAAAACGTTAAACGAATTAAAGCGGTCAAGGTTGAGCCATCGCCTACCGGCCTCACAGTAATCGGTGGAAATAACAACCAAGGTAAAACAAGCGTACTAGATTCTATTGCTTGGGCACTTGGTGGAAATCGATTTAAACCTAGCAAGGCAGCTCGTGAAGGTTCTGTCGTTCCTCCTTCTCTTAAAATTACCATGTCAAATGGATTGATTGTTGAGAGAAAAGGGAAGAATAGTTCTCTGAAAGTAATTGATCCGTACGGTAACAAAGGCGGTCAACAACTTCTTGATAGTTTTGTTGAGGAATTGGCTATCAACCTCCCGAAATTTATGGATAGCACAGCTAAAGAGAAAGCTGACATCCTTTTGCAAATCATCGGAGTTGGTCCCCAATTAGCCGAATTAGAAATCAAAGAGAAGCAGTTATATGACCAGCGCCATGCTATCGGTGTAATTGCTGACCAGAAGGAGAAGTTCGCAAAAGAACAGACCTATTATCCAGACGCCCCAAAAGAGTTAGTTTCCATTGCAGACCTGATTGCAGAACAGCAAGAGGTGTTAGGTAAAAACGGAGAGAATGCTCGCAAACGTCAAAACGCTCAGCAAATTAAAACTGCCTACGAAGGCAAACTTGCTGAAGTTAACCGCTTGTCAGAACAATTGAAGGCAGCTCAAGCAGAATTGGAAACTCTTGAAAACGACCTTCAAATCGCTACTGACTTAACGATCGACCTTATCGATGAATCTACAGAAGAAATCGAAAGCAATATCGCTAATATCGAGCAAATCAACCTCAAGGTTCGAGCTAACCTTGATAAAGAAAAAGCTGAAGAAGAAGCTAAAGTCCAACGTGAAGAATACAACAGATTATCTAGCGAAATCGAAGCTGTCCGAAAAGACAAGCGTGACCTGTTAACTAATGCTGACCTACCGCTCGAAGGTCTATCTGTCAACGATGGAAAACTTCTCTATCTCGGCCAAGAGTGGGATAACATGTCAGGTTCTCAACAACTCACGGTAGCGACCGCAATCGTCCGAAAACTAAAACCGGATTGTGGCTTCGTTTTAATCGACAAGCTCGAACAAATGGACCAAATCACACTGGATCAATTTGGAAAATGGCTTGAGGATGAAGGTCTACAAGCTATTGCAACGAGAGTGTCGACGGGTGATGAATGCTCAATTATCATCGAAGACGGCTACAGTCTCGATAACAAGACGCATCAGCCAACGACAGAAGCTGAAACCGAAACACCACAAACGCCATCATGGCAAGGAGGATTTTAATGCAAATCACAAGAGGTATTAAAGCCAGAGCACAAAAGGTCGTTATCTACGGACCTGAAGGTATCGGAAAATCAAGTTTTGCAGCTCAATTCCCAGACCCTGTGTTTATCGACACCGAAGGTTCTACAGACAACATGGACGTAGCTAGATTAGATAAACCATCAAGCTGGACCATGTTGATGAACGAGGTTGCTTTCATTAAAGCAAATCCCGACTCATGTAAGACTCTGGTAATCGATACAATCGATTGGGCCGAGTCGTTAGCAGTTGAATCTGTGTGTGCTCAGCACGGCAAAAAAGGAATCGAAGATTTTGGTTGGGGCAATGGGTATACCTACGTCCGTGAAGAAATAGGTCGTTTCCTAAACAGTCTAAGTGAATTGATTGACCTTGGTATCAATGTTGTTCTTACTGCACACGCTCAGATTAAGACATTTACACAACCAGACGAAATGGGAAGCTATGACCGCTACGAGCTCAAGCTTGGTAAGAAGACCAGTTCTCAAACAGCGCCGTTGGTTAAAGAATGGGCCGACATGGTTTTATTCTGTAACTACGAAACAATCGTAATGACTGATGAAAAATCCAAGAAGTCGAAAGCGCAAGGTGGACAACGTGTCATGTATACACAACACCACCCAGCGTGGGATGCCAAGAATCGTCACAATCTACCCAATAAACTACCGCTAGACTACGCCGGGATTGCTCATATCTTCAATAATATCCAAACTGCCGACCAGCCAGCAGAGGTGCAGACTCCACCGCCGGTACCTAAGGAACCAACTCCAGCGCCAGTGGAAGAAACACCTATTCAAACTCAAACACCAACTCCAGAACCACAAGAGCCGGTCAACCCTGCACCAGTGGAACGTGGAGCTTATCAAGAGCCCGCTCCATTCATCGAGCCCGCTCTCCGTGACCTAATGATTGCTAATCAGGTCACCGAACAAGAACTTCAACAAGCTGTAGCCTCTAAAGGTTACTACCCTATTGAAACACCTATATCAATGTACGACAAATCATTCATCGACGGGGCTCTAGTAGCTACTTGGGACCGTGTCTTTGAAATGGTAAAAGAAATCCGTGGATCAGAATTTTAGGAGGAATATAAACAATGACTACACTTAACAATAACTTTCAACGTGAATTTGGCTGGGACGACACTATTCAAGAAGACGCTAAGGAGTTTATCACACTAACTCCCGGTGATTATGTTTTCACTGTAACAAACTTCGAACGTGGACGTCACACTCCCAACTCACAAAATCCTGGGAAACTTCCAGCGTGTAACAAAGCGATCATCACAATCCAAGTTGAGACTGAAGAAGGCCTTGCAACAATGACACACAATCTATTCTTGCACTCATCTACCGAAGGTATGCTCTCAGCGTTCTTTGGCGCTATTGGACAAAAGAAACACGGAGAACCACTTCAAATGAACTGGAATACAGTTGTAGGATCAACCGGTGTTTGCCGTGTAGGGAATCGGACCTATAAGGATAATGTTTACAATGACGTTAAACAAATGATTTATGCTGATAGTGTGGATTGGACTAAGGTATTGAACGCTAATGTCGCTCAAGGTGGCGGACAACAAGCTCCTCAACAACAAGCTCCTAGCTACCAAGCAGCACCTCAGCAAAATCAAGGGTATCAACAACCTCAACAAGCACCTAACGGTGGTGGATTCGGAGGGTTCTAATGAAACTTAGACCTTACCAAGAAGAGGCAAGGGCTAAAGTACAGCAAGAGTGGAAGGAGGGCAGGAAGCGCACGCTACTTGTCCTACCCACTGGCTGTGGCAAGACCATTGTCTTCTCAAAAATCATAGAAGATCGTGTCAAAATAGGAGAACGTGTCCTTGTTCTCGCTCATCGCTCAGAACTTTTGGAACAAGCCAGTGATAAATTAATGACAGCCACAGGATTAGGAACGGCGTTAGAAAAAGCTGAAAATACTTCAATCGGCTCATGGTTTCGTGTTGTCGTCGGTTCAGTGCAGACTATGCAGCGTGAGAAACGACTTAGTCAGTTTCCACCTAATCACTTCGATACTATTGTCATCGACGAGGCTCACCACGCTATATCAGATGGCTATCAGCGTGTGCTAGAACATTTCGGAGAAGCTAACGTCTTAGGTGTCACAGCCACGCCAGATCGTGGTGATATGCGAAATTTAGGAAGCTATTTCGACAGTTTAGCTTACGAGTACCCATTAGTAGATGCTATTAAATCAGGGTATCTATCGAAAATCACAGCTATTACAATCCCTCTTGAACTTGACTTGTCAACAGTCAGTCAACAAGGTGGCGATTTTAAAGCCAGTGAAATCGGAACAGCTCTGGACCCTTATCTCGAACAGATTGCAGACGAGATGGTAAAACAGTGCAAAGATAGAAAAACAGTTGTCTTCTTGCCGCTAGTTAAAACATCGCAGAAATTCCGAGATATCCTTAACGCCAAAGGATTTAAGGCGGCTGAGGTTAATGGAGAGTCCAAAGACCGTGCAGAGATTTTAGAGGATTTCGACAAGGATAAATACAATGTTCTGTGTAACTCGATGCTATTAACCGAGGGGTGGGATTGCCCAACAGTTGACTGCGTGGTTGTGTTAAGGCCAACAAAAGTCCGTGCTCTGTATAGTCAAATGGTGGGACGTGGTACACGCCTTGCACCAGGGAAGGAAAATTTATTACTACTAGATTTCCTATGGCACACTGAGCGCCATGAACTTTGCAGACCAGCTCACTTAATTGCTAGCAGTCCAGAAGTCGCTAAAAAAATGACTGAAAACATGGCTGAAGATACTGAGGTTGAGTTCAGTCTATTGGAAGCCGAAGAACAAGCTGGAAAAGATGTTGTCGCCGAGAGAGAAGAAGCTCTCGCTAAACAACTCGCAGAACAGCGAAAGAAAAAACGCAAACTTGTGGATCCATTGCAGTTCGAAATGTCAATCCAAGCCGAAGATTTAGCGGACTATGTCCCATCATTCGGTTGGGAGATGGCTCCGCCTTCAGAAAAACAACTTAAAGCGCTTGAAAAATTCGGAATCTATACCGAAGAAATCGGCAATGCTGGAAAAGCTGGCAAACTACTAGACCGCTTAAACAAACGCAAAGACAGTGGATTGACCACACCAAAGCAAATACGATTGCTCGAAGGTCGTGGCTTCCGCAATGTCGGAATGTGGAAATTTGAAGATGCTAGCAATCTAATTAACCGAATTGCTGCGAGCGGCTGGAGAATGCCAAAGGGAATCATTCCAGCTACATACCAGCCGGAATAAAGGAGATTAAATGTCAGAAGGTACTTTTGATTTAATCCCACTCTTAGATTATATTGACCCTTCTACATTATCATATCAAGAGTGGGTAAACGTAGGAATGGCCTTAAAACAAGAGGGCTACACGGCAATGGATTGGGATACTTGGTCTCAATCTGACAGTCGCTATAAAAAAGGCGAGTGTTTCAGTAAGTGGGATACCTTCCAATACGACGGATGGGGTGCTGTTACTGGCGCAACTATCACACAAACGGCGAAAGAAAACGGCTGGGAACCAATGAATAAGTCGGGTAAAAGCTATGAGCTCGACTGGGATTCTACAATCGACCGTGATTATCAAATCGTAGATAAGAACTGGGTCGAATCAAAGGAAATCCGAGAACCGATTAATTGGCATCCAGTCCAAGACCTTGTCAAATACATCGAAACGTTGTTTGAAATGACCGACCTTGTTGGTTATGTCACTTCAACTTATCCGATTGAAACAGAAAACGGCCCAATCTATAAGCCAACTCAAGGCAATTACGACAGGACTGCCGGAGAGCTCATCAAAGAACTTCAGAGCAATGGCGATGATATTGGTGCAGTTTTCGGAGATTATAAGGAAGAAGCTGGTGCCTGGATTCGTTTCAACCCATTGGATGGGAAGGGCGTCAAGAATGATAACGTCACTGATTTCAGATACGCTCTAGTAGAATCAGACAGCATGGAGCTCGGAAAACAGTACGCTCTATTTAAAGAGTTAGAGCTTCCTATTGCGACACTGGTGCACTCTGGACACAAGTCGCTACACGCAGTGGTACGAGTAGATGCTAGAGACTACCAAGAATATCGAAAACGAGTCGATTACATTTATCAGATTTGTAAAAAAAATGGACTTGATATTGATACCCAAAACCGTAATCCAAGCCGACTCTCTCGTATGCCCGGAGTAATCCGAAGTGGACATAAGCAGTTCTTGATTGATACAAATCTTGGAAAAGCTAACTACGAAGAATGGTATCAATGGGTTGAAGATTTAAACGACGACCTTCCTGATCCTGAAACGCTAGCCGACGAGTGGGACCACCTTCCAGATTTAGCACCAGAGCTTATCCATGGTGTGTTGCGTCAGGGCCATAAGATGCTGATTGCGGGGCCATCCAAAGCTGGTAAGTCGTTTGCTCTCATCGAGTTATCAATCGCTATTGCAGAGGGGCACAAGTGGCTCGGTTGGCAGTGCGAACAAGGTAAAGTCCTCTACGTCAACTTAGAGCTGGATAGGCCGTCAGCCCTTCACCGCTTTAAAGACGTCTACGATGCTATGAATTTACCTCCAACAAGCGTTGGCAATATCGATATCTGGAATCTCCGTGGGAAGACAGTGCCAATGGATAAGCTGGCCCCGAAACTCATTAGGCGGTCGCTGAAAAAGAATTACCAAGCGGTTATTATCGACCCTATCTATAAGGTCCTGACTGGTGACGAGAACTCAGCGGATCAAATGGCACATTTTACCAATCAGTTCGATAAGGTGGCTACTGAGCTAGAGTGTGCTGTAATCTACTGCCACCACCACTCAAAAGGTTCTCAAGGTGGTAAGAAGTCCATGGACCGTGCTAGTGGCTCAGGAGTATTCGCCAGAGACCCTGATGCCCTTGTTGATTTAGTAGAGTTAGAGCTTAACGAAGACCTCGTTAAAGCTCGGGCCGAAAAAGCAACGGCTAAGATTTACCAAAGAGCCTTGCAAGAACAGGCTAACGATTATTACCAACAGAATGTCAGTCTTGATGATTTGGAAAGTCGCTATCAAATGCAACAACATTTTGACAGAGCAATTCCTGATGTTATGAAGCGGAAACCTTACCTTGACGAGGTCAAGGCTACGGTTCATGCTATCGAGATTGCCACTGCGTGGCGTGTTGAAGGAACGCTTCGTGAGTTCGCCAAATTTGCCCCTGTTAATATGTGGTTCAGCTATCCAGTCCATGAAGTGGATACTACTGGAGTGCTGGCTGATATTCAACTGGAAGATAACGCCCCGGCTTGGAAAAAGAACCTAAATAAAGGTCCAGAATCGAAGAAGAAGACAACGGAAAAAAATAAAGAAAAACTGGTTAACGCCATCCAAGCGTTAGACGATGGAATGGATCCAGTTACAATTGACGATGTCGTGGAATATTTTTCAACAGAAGATAAACCTGTTAGCGAAAAAACTATCAGAAGATGGATCAAAAATGCGGAAATTTTCGAGGTGAAAAACGGAAAAATTCACCAAAAAAATACCTGAAAATTCAAAAAGGGACAGGGACAAATTGGGGACAAATTGGAGGGACAAATTGGAAGAAAAAACCCATTTTGTCCGTCCCAAAAAAGGGACAAATTGGAAAATGTCAGAATGTCCCTAAAGCCTAATAGGGACAAGGGACAAATTGGAAAATGTCCCTAAGAAATCGCTCAACCATGCGGTTTTTGAGCAATAGGGACAAATTGGAAAAAATAGGGACAAAAATAGGGACAGAATTCTATCTATATTCATAGATAGAATTTGGGAAATGTCCCTATTGGTCCATGGGTACATGAACAGGAACATGGGGGTTCTAAAACTCCCCCATGTAACCCTGTAACCATGTCCCCTGACATGGACTTAGTGCGTGAGCTGCTAAGTTTGGAAATTGAAAATTAAAAATAAAGGATTAGAAAATGGTTAGAAGAAATATTTTACCGCTTGAGTTGGTCAAACGACTCCGTAAACCAAAACAACGTCATTTTGATAAAACAACCGGAGAACATACAAAACATGATTTGAAAAATACCCAGATAGTGGCTGACGTCAAAAAGCTACAAGATAAATTTCACACCATTGGCATTATGGGGTTGATTGGAGCAGACTTGATGGATGATGATCGGGGGAAAAGATATTTTGGTATTATTTATAACGCTTCCATTGCTATCCGTGATGTGCTCCAAGGTGCAGAGCCAGAAGATGCTGTCCAGAAGTTTGTTGATGAATGTGTTAAAGGTGGACCTGCAGAGGATGAGGGAAGGACAGGAGTTGATCATTGTGATTGATTTCTTCCTACCTATGCAGAAAATACCGACCACAACGCATCAGCAAAAGAAAGTCACTGTCAGAGGTGGTAAACCTCATTTCTACGAGCCACAGAGCCTTAAGGAAGCCAGAAGTCTATTCACTGAGTTGTTGAGTCCATACACTCCAGAAGAACAGATAGACGGACCTATACGCCTCACAGTGAAATGGCTATTTCCTAAAATCAAAAAAGCGACTCATGGCCAGTACAAGACCACTAAACCAGATACAGATAATCTGCAAAAGCTTCTAAAGGATTGTATGACTGATCTTGAGTATTGGAAAGATGATGCTCAAGTCGCTAGTGAGATTGTTGAGAAGTTTTGGTCAGACACTGTTGGGATATATGTCAAGGTGGAAAAGCTATGAATTATATCAATTTCTTCGAGACTGAAGTTCCGAATTGGATGAGAGAAAACAACCAAGTGATGCAGCAGGTCGGTTTTAATACCCCTGCATACTGGAATTGGGTAGTCGTCTCTATCGACAAGGTCTGTGAAAAATACAATAACGATGTTTTGGTCAAAAACCAATTTCATATTATCTGGGATTTCCTAGATGAGAAGGCTAGGGAGGTCTCAGGTACAAATAATGGTAAAACGGTGGACTGATCGCATGGCTGGCATAAAATATGCACCACGGCCTCACGATAAATCGGTAACGGTGTTAGAACGTGTAGAGTATTTTAGACACTGGTTTTATATCACGCATCAAAAGAAAAGGTGCAGTGGCAATCAAGTTAGGAATCAATGCAAAGAAACTCAACCGCATTCTAACGCTGGAGCAGTTACCGGATGAAGAATTACTAACGAGGATGATGGAATTATGCAAGTAAAAGAGTATGCACTATACAAAGGCGAGGAATTACTGGCTATGGGCACTAAACGTGAAATAGCTGAACAATTGGGTGTGTCAGTAAATAGTGTTAGTCACTATGGAACACCAGTGTACGCCCGAAGAACCAGTGAAAACGGAAGGAGATTAATCAAACTATGACAAATATTAAACTGCAAAATCCATACATGGATGAAACCATCAAGGTGAAAGAAAATCTCAAACGTATTCTGGACATGTTGGGATGGCTCGAAGTAGGCAATATACAATGTCTTCAGTTACAGCAGATTGAGCCAGAAGAAAGAATAATAACTATCAGCCCTAAGAATTTCGCAAAGATTGATTATTACGAAGTAGAGGAAACGGAATCATGAAATATAAAGTTATCGTGTACTACGACAATATGCCAGACAGTGTCCATATCTTCAATAACAAAAACGACGCTATCAACGAAATGCACAGATTGGGATTGAAATATCGCAACGCACGAAAATATAAGGTAGAAATGGTGGAGATGGATGACTGATTTTTATGGTGGTACGCTTGCGGACTATATCAGATATTGTGACGACAGGTATAGCGGTAAGTTTAAACTGAAAAAAGGTGAGGAAATCTTTGACGGTTTCACTCGATGGTTGAAAGAAAATAAGGAGATTTACAATGGATAGAAAAGAAGCAGTACAGAAATTGGCAACAGCAGGACGCCTTTCAATAGCCCACGCTGAAGATTTATATGATTCGTTCTTCCCTAAACCAGTAGTGCCGCAGTATGTTGCGGATTGGTATGAGGGGGATAAGGGAGATTTAAACGGTGCGTTATTTACAATGGTGAGACTATGGGATGAAAAAAGCAGAAATTCAGACTTTTATCGATGGTTCAGAAAAGATAATGAAGCTTTCCAAACCCTCGTCAACATGCACCAGTTCGGCTATGAGGTCGAGGAAGGAAAACGTTACACGGTTCGAATTAAAGGGGTTGATGGATACACTACTCACCTTAATCAAAACTTAGACAATCAAGTATGGTTTTTTGCATCAAATGAAAGAATTGACGGTTTTAGAGTTAGACACACCCGCAAAGAGCTAGAAGAAGCTGGTTTCGGCTGGGTGTTCTTTTGTGAAGGCGTGGAAGTGAAAGAGGTCGATGATGGAAACGATTAAATTTATTTTGATGGTCGTAGCTGCGGTTTATGCTTGGCACACGCTGTTTGGTGGGGGTGAATAGATGACTAATCTTAAACGATCGCAAAAGAAGAGGATTTATAATGAGCTGGCAGTCGCAACGATTCTGTTACTGGTCTCACTGGCCATTAACGTGACTACTGTCCTACGAGTAGTTAATAGACCTATCGAGACCGTGGTTATCCACAAGGCAGACAATGCCGTGGAATTACATGGCAAGGTCACTGGTAAATCTATGGTCGGGAAACTCTACACGCTTGATTGCGGTGCTTACGGGAAATTCCTAGTGAGCAAGGAACAATATGACAGCGTGAATGTTGGGGATGATATTCCCAGCTATTTGAGGGGGCGAGGAAGTTAAGATGAAAGAAACTCAAGAGCCTTGCTTGGCGAAAATAGGTAAATATTGGGAAAGAGCCTATTTTATTGGAGTATTTCAATATTCTTATACTCATGGAGATAGCCCCATGGTTGGTGGTTATAAAGCTGGACAGGTTTCATATCCAGTTGCAGTTTGTCGTTTTGGTGGTAAATTGTATCAGTTAAAACTTGATGAAATTGACTTTTGTGAGGTAAAAAATGAGACCTAGTGCCGTTGCAGCTAATTGAAGTTGCAAAAATCCTTAATCAGTACTAAAAAAAGCCAAGGCATTCTCTACCTCAGCTAATAGTCATATCACAACAACTATTATACTACAAAAAGGAGACGGAGAGTGAACAAGGCTAAAGAGATCCTAAATGAGCTACAAAATCTTGATATGGACATTCAAAGCCGTATAGATGAAATCAATGAGCTTGAGGCAGGTTTGCTCTCAAGCCCCAAGTGGACAGCAGACAAGGTTAAAGGCGGTCAAGCCAAAAAGGTTGATGATGTCTATACTCAGCTTATTGTGATGAAAGAGGCGATAGAGCAAGACACAAAGGAAGCTATTGACAGGAAACTTGAACTTGGTAGGTTGATTAACAAGCTGAAAAATCCAAAGAGCAGGGCAGTCCTCAGAATGACTTACATTACTAAGATGTATGTTGATGATGTTTGTGACAAAATGGGTATCAGTAGAACCACTTTCTATACTCTGAGGAATACAGCTATTTGTGAGTTGAATGATGTTTTGGAAAAATGGAACTAAATTGAACTTTACAAAACCGTACTGAACAAATCAATACTTGTTAGCACAGTTTTGATATTATGCTAGAATGGTAGTATCAAGAATTAAGGGTAAGGCGCTTATGAAGTGTCTGCCCTTTTCTTTTTTGTCAAAACAAACAAAGCAGGGAGGGGGGCATGGAGAAAAGTGAACTAGCACGCAAAGACTATGAGGCAGGCATGAAGTACAAAGACATTGCTACCAAGCATGATGTCTCAATTAACACAGTCAAATCATGGCAACGCAGACACAAATGGAGCCGTGACAAAAAGGGTGCACCCAAAACCCCAAGAGGTGCACCCAAAGGGAATAAGAATGCAGACGGGCACGGAGCACCTAAAGGAAACACCAACGCCCTCAAACATGGCTTGTTTGCTAAGTATCTGCCTCAAGAGGTCTATGAGATAGCTCAGGAGGTTTCAGAGAAACAGCCTATAGATATACTCTGGGAGAATATAACGCTGACCTATGCTAATCTACTGCATGCTCAGCGTATTCTATTTGTCCAGGATATAGAAGATACCAGCACCTTTGTCACAAGCACAGGAAAGGCTGGCACAGGCTATGAACATCATACAGCATGGGATAAGCAAAGCAAGGCTCTAGCTGCAATAGCAAGGGCACAGTCAGAGCTTAAAGGCATGATTAAGACCTATGATGAGTTGACACGGTCACCACTTGTAACAGAGGAGCAACGCTTGAGAATTGATAATCTCAAAGCTCAGCTAGGCTCTAATGATGAGGATGACACAGTCATTACTGGATTTACATTTGATAGGAGTGAGTACAATGGCGATACTGAACCTAGCCAAACTGATTAACCCAGTCTTTGACAGCGTACTCTACACCCTCAAGAGCCATGTAGTGCTGAAAGGTGGGCGTGCCTCTACTAAGTCCTCTGTAGTGTCTATTGACCTAGTGAACAGCTTTATCAGTGACCCTCTAGGTAATGTGGTAGTACTACGCAAGGTTGGTAAGTACCTGAGAATGTCTGTCTACGAACAGATAAGATGGGCGATCTATGAAATGGGGCTAGCTAATCAGTTTCACTTTGGTAAGTCGCCGCTACAAATCACCCACAAGAAGACGGGAACAGCGTTCTATTTCTACGGTGTAGACGACCCCAAGAAACTCAAATCACAGAAGATAGCTAAAGGTTATGTCATGGCTGTCTGGTTTGAGGAACTGGCAGAGTTTGCAGGACGTGAGGACATTGACATAGTTGAAGATACCTTTATCCGTCAAGAATTGCCAAACGGCAAAGAGGTCAAGGTCTATTTCACCTACAACCCACCACGCAACCCTTATGATTGGATAAATGAGTGGGTAGCAGAGAAAGCGGGTGACCCCACCTATCTCATACATCACAGCACCTATCTTGATGACAAGCTAGGCTTTTTGTCTAAGCAGATGAAAGCCAAGATAGCCAGGTACAAAGAGACTGACCCTGACTACTACCGCTGGATGTATCTAGGAGAGGTGATAGGGCTTGGTAATCATGTCTACAACATGAACTACTTTAAGCCACTAGAGAGCCTCCCTGATGATGACAAGGTGATAGGTATATCATTCGCAATGGACACCGGACACCAGCAATCAGCTACAGCCTGTGGAGCTTATGGGCTTACCGCTAAGGGTAATGTTATCTTGCTTGATACTTTCTACTATTCACCAGCTGGCAAGACGATTAAAAAGGCACCTAGCGAACTGACTATCATGGTTAGCAACTTCATTGACAAGGTACTTAAACAGTACCGAGTGCCTAAACTTAAAATGACAATCGATAGTGCTGAGGGTGCTTTGAGAAACCAATACTTCAAAGACTTTGGTGAGCGATGGCATCCGGTAGCTAAAAAGAAGAATCAAACCATGATTGATACGGTTATCAGTCTATTAGCTGAGGGACGTTTCTATTACTTGGACATTCCAGCTAATAAAATATTCTACGAAGAACACAAGATGTACCGTTACGACGAAAAGACGATACATTCTGATGATCCAAAAGTAATCAAAGAGGATGACCACACAGTCGATGAGTTTAAATATTTCGTTTTAGATAATGCCAGAGACCTCGGTCTTAAAGCATAGGAGAAAAAGAATGGGAATCATACAGACCATTAAGGACTTTTTTAAAAGGAGTAATTATGTGATGACTAATCAAAGTCTAAACAGTATCACCGACCACCCTAAAATTGCTATCTCACCAGAAGAATACAGCCGTATCATGGATAATCTACGCTATTTCGCAGGTAGTTTTGACCGTGTGAGCTATCGAGATAGTAATGGAACAGATTTGAAACGTGATTTCAACCACTTGCCTATTGGACGCACTGCATCGAAAAAGGTAGCTAGTCTCGTATTCAATGAGCAAGCTAAGATTCAAGTTGATAATGAAGTGGCTGATACATTCATCAACGAGACACTTAAGACCGACAGATTTAGCAAAAACTTTGAACGCTACCTAGAGAGCTGTCTTGCCCTCGGTGGCCTTGCTATGCGTCCATACGTTGACGATGACCGTGTCAGAGTGTCATTTGTGCAAGCACCAGTCTTTTTGCCGCTGCAATCAAACACGCAAGATGTATCGAGTGCTGCAATCGTGACTAAAACACTCAAAACAGAAGGTCAGAAAGTAAAATACTACAGTCTTATCGAATTCCATGAGTGGACTAAGGACAGTTATACAATCAGCAACGAGCTATACGAATCTGAATCTAAAACCCGCATCGGTCAACGTGTACCTCTATCGATGCTCTATGAGGATTTGGAAGAGACCGTGACACTCAACGGGCTTACTAGACCATTGTTTACGTACCTTAAACCGCCCGGCATGAACAACAAAGATATCAACAGCCCTCTAGGATTGTCTATTTTTGACAACGCTAAAACTACGATGGACTTCATCAATACCACTTACGACGAATTTATGTGGGAGGTCAAGATGGGACAGCGTCGTGTGGCAGTACCTACTCAAATGATTAAGACTGAGTATGACACCAGCGGTGAGAAAGTGACAGTCAAACGTGAGTTTGAGACTGGTCACAATGTCTATGAACAGTTTGACAGTGGTGACATGGATAAGGGTATTGGTATTACTGACCTTACAACAGATATTCGTTCAGACGATTACATCAAGGCGATTAACAAAGGGCTGAGCTTGTTTGAGATGCAACTAGGCGTGTCCGCTGGTATGTTTAGCTTCGACGGTAAGAGCATGAAGACCGCTACTGAAGTAGTATCAGAGCAATCAGACACATATCAAATGCGTAATTCTATCGCTACTCTTGTCGAGCAATCATTAAAAGAGCTTGTCATTTCAATCCTAGAGCTTGCTAAAGTTTACAATCTCTACGCTGGTGAAATTCCAACCATGGATGAAATCAGTGTGGATTTAGACGATGGTGTTTTCACTGATCGTAATGCTGAGTTTGATTACTGGTCTAAGATGGTAGCGTCTGGATTCGCACCGAAGGTCATGGCAATTGAGAAAACTCTTAACGTGACCGAAGAACAAGCACAGGAGATTTATCAAGCAATCAATGATGAAACCATGGTAAGTGCTGATAGTTTTAGGACGAGTGAAGAGGTCGATATCTACGGGGAGTAATAGGTTATGGCTAAGAGAAAACCTATCAAGCTAAATGACCAGCAATTAATGCTAGACGCTAGCCGTGTCGCTGACATCTACCATCAAATGACGATAGACTTGTTTGACCAAGTAGTTGACCGAATTAGAGAGCGTGGGACTGCTAGTCTTGAGGACAACCCTTATATCTGGCAGCTTGAGAAAATGAGTGAGATGGGCTTGCTTAACAAAGACAACATCAAGCTCATTGCTAGATATTCCGGGATTGCTGAAGAACAACTAAGGTATGTTATTGAGAACGAAGGGTATAAGGTATACAAGGACACTAAAACTCAACTATTAGAATCAATGGGTGGTGGTGATTTTATTACCAATAACCTTATCCAAACCACGTTAGCAAACTATGTTAATCAGACAACAGGAGATATCGACAATCTTATCAATACCACGCTACCTAAGAGCGTCATAAAGGTCTATCAAGACATTGTCGAGGAGGCTGTCGCAAAGGTAATCACTGGTTTAATGAATCCAGACAAGGCTATTTCAACCACAGTAATGAAATGGGCTGAGAGAGGTTTCTATGGTTTTACTGACAAGGGCGGTAAACGTTGGAGAGCTGACGCTTACGCTAGGACGATCATAAAAACTACATCGTGGCATGTTTATCGTGAAGCGAGGAAGGCACCAGCTGATGAGCTAGGAATTGATACATTCTATTACTCGATGAAGCCAGCAGCTCGGGAAATGTGTGCACCGTTACAACACCAGATTGTAACGACTGGTCAAGCTAGAGTTGAGGAAGGTGAGAGAATCTTCGCCCTTGACGATTACGGTTATGGAAAGCCTGGAGGGTGCCAAGGCATTAACTGTGGCCATACTATGACGCCGTTTATTCCAGGAGCCAATTATAAGCCAGACTTACCGGACCACTTAAAAAACCTAACGCCAGAAGAAGCAATAGAAAATGCTAATGCTCAATCTAAACAGAGAGCAATAGAACGCTCTATCAGAAAGTCAAAGGAGTTGCTTCATGTTGCTAATAAGTTAGAGGACGAGGAACTGATAAGCAAATACAAAGGGCAAGTTAAATCTAGGCAAGCTGCAATGAGGTCGTATTTAGCACAACACCCATTCTTGCATCGTGATTACTCGAGAGAACGCTATTACAGCGACCCTTTGAGAGAAGCTGAAACAGAAATAAAACTGCGAAAGCAACAGAAAAAGAAAGCTGGTGATCCAACATCTTGACTCGTAGGAATAGACTACTTAATAAAACCGTATCAATTTGATGCGGTTTTTCTTTTTGACCTGTCGAACGTCGTAAAACTAGGCAAATTCAGTCCATCGGACGTAAAACGAAGGAGTTTTAAGCATGAGTTTAAAACGTGACATGTTAGTTGAAGCTGGTATCGAAGACAAGGCAGTGATTGATTCCTTGATGAATGCGTACGGTTCTGGGATTGAACATGCTAAAGCACAAGCTAAGTCCGAGTTACAAGCTGAAAACGACAGCCTTAAACAACAACTCGAGCAACAGAGCCAAGCGCTCAATGACTTGCAAGCTAAAGAGGGAGCAAGTGAGGAACTCAAACAACAATTGACGGACTTACAAGCTAAATTTGACACTTACAAGACTGAGAATGAAGCTAATCTTGCTCAAGTTACTAAATCAAATGCTATTCGTCTAGCGTTAAAAGATGTGGATGCTCACAATTCGGATGACCTTGCTAAATTCATCAACTTTGACGAAATCGAACTTGATGAATCTGGTAAACCTAAACTAGATAAGGTTATCAAGGGATTGAAAGAGACAAGCCCATATCTATTTAAACAAGACGAACAAGCAGCACAGCCTAAAATCTTCGCTGGAGGTAATCCAACTGCTAGTCAGAATGGACTTACCAAGGAAGATTTCAAACGCATGGGCATCAATGAGCGTCAAGAACTCTTTGATAAAGACCCAGAGCTATATCAACAATTGAAAGGATGATTTAATCTATGGTTCTTGGAACAACAACGACTGCACAAGTCATCAATCCACAGGTTATGGCTGACATGGTTTCAGCTAAATTGCCTAAACTTATCAAATTCACACCGCTTGCCGTGGTGGAAACAACTCTTGTAGGTCGTCCGGGAGATGAACTTACAGTGCCACAATGGACATACTCAGGAGATGCAACTGAAATCACTGAAGGACAAGCTATTCCAATTGACCAACTTGGCACTAAAGAAACAAAAATGAAGATCAAACAAGCAGGTAAGGCTATCGAAATCACTGATAAGGCTGCCCTTGTTGGTCACGGTAACGTATACGGTGAAGCAACTAACCAAATCGCATTGGCTATCGCTAATAAAGTCGATAACGATATCGTGGAGGTAGCTAAAACTGCTACTCAAAACATCCCTGATGCACCTACTACAGTAGCTAACATTGACAAAGCCTTGGAAATCTTCGCTGATGAAGAAGACGCTCGCTATGTTGCCCTTATCAATCCAAAGGATGCTATCAAATTGCGTGCTGATGCTGGTCAAAACTGGTTGAAAGGCTCAGAAGTTGGTGCTGATGTAGTTGTATCTGGTACTTTCGGTGAAGTTGCTGGCGTGCAAATCGTTCGCACTAAGAAAGTTGAAGAAGGAAAAGGTTTCCTCGTTAAAGTTTCTTCACTTCAAACTGATACAGACGATGATGCTAAATATGGAGCGTTCGTGATCAACTTGAAACGTGATGTCATGATTGAAAATGACCGCGACATTTTGAAGAAAACTACTGTTTATTCTGGTGATGAATACTACGGTGTCTATCTCTACGATGACTCTAAGGTGGTTAAGTTCGGAGGTGCCTAATGGGTATGCTAATGCGTCGTCACTTGAACGACACTGAACCTACTCCCGTTGCTGAAGCGGTTGAGGAAGTAGCTAACACACTCGAAGACAAGACTGTTGCTGATTTGCGTGTAATCGCTCAACAACGAGGTCTTACTGGTATTTCATCGCTTACCAAAGCGGAACTCTTAGACCTCCTAAAATGATGAAGGGAGGTGGTTAAATGACCTATTTAACCGAAACTGAATTTCTAAAGCTTGGTTTTGAAGATGTGGAAGATTTTGAAAAGCTACGAGCTAGAGCGAGTCTAATCATCGACTTGTATATCAAGAACTTCTACGACTTCACCGATTTTGAAACAGACTTCGAACCACGAAGACAAGCGGTCAAGAAGGCGGTAGCTTATCAAATCACTTATTTAGACTCAAGCGGTGTGATGACTGCTGAAGACAAGACTTCACTAGCGAGCATGACTGTCGGACGTACTCATGTAAGCTATCAGAACGGCTCTAAGTCGTCTAACAGTGGTCAGAAGTATAATCTATCCCTCGACGCTCTAAACTGGCTGACATTGGCTGGTTTTGGCTGTAAGGCGGTGGGCTATGATAGATAAACGCATGTTAGTTGATACTGTCACTATCAAGAAATTGACGGGAGAAACGGATGTATGGGGTAAAGTAACGTATGATGAGCCCACAACCCTAAAACCCGTTAGATTTGATAGACAGTTCAATGTTAGCGGGTCAACTAACAATCGTAGCGAATCAAAACCCAGCGTTTTATTTGTCTATCCGAAATATTGCCAAGTGGTGCTTGATGAAAGCTTTGAAAACGGATTGATTAACGACGGCAAACGTGATTATAAGATTCGTTCCGTCATTCCAGTCTATTATCCAAGGCAAGACAAGGTGTTTTGTTATGAAATTGAGGTGATCTAATGAGTGCTAATGTAACCGTTAAGGTTGACTTGCAAGGGCTTGAAAAGAAATGCAGTCCTGAAGCGGTCAAACGTGGAAAGGTTGCTATGATTAGCCAAATGATAGAGGATATGGAACAGTTCATCCCTCGAAGAGATGGAACTTTGAGTGCCAGTGGTACGCCTATCAGTGACGGGATTAGATACCCCGGAGATTATGCTAGGGCTCAATTCTATGGCTCTAGTTATAACAAGACCAAGAGTTGGACTTTTAAGAAGTACACTACACCCGGAACCGGTAAGCGTTGGGATAAGAAAGCTTCTGCTAAATACTCTAAACAGTGGGGCAAGACTGCTCTACGAGCTATGGGGGTTAACTAATGAACGACAATGATTTTTCAGAAGTTCTCGCAAACTTCATCAACACGCTTGGACTGCCGTTGAAATGCAAACTTGATTATCTTTCAGAAGACGAGAGTCTTTCAGTCTATCCCTTGCCCGGCGGCAAAGTGGAAGACGAAGACATGGCTGGCACCCAGATTCTATCGCTACCGTATGAGATAGCTATTAAATCGAAGGACCAGCAAAAGCTAAACGCCATTCTTTGGAAGATAAACACTGAGCTTTCCAAAATCGGATTCGAGTTACCAAGTTCAAATAATTCATACACATTTTTAGCCTTGACCGTCGAGACACCGAGCTTAAACGATGCCGACGAGCAGGGTTTTTACATTTACTTGCTTGACCTACAAGCAAGACTAGAAGTAGAAAGGAGCCTTAATTAATGGCTAAATTTAAAAATGCGATTCGCAAGCACTATATCGCACCGTTCGATTCAGAACATCCAGACACACCACCAACCGAAGATAAGTATCTTTGGATTGCCAAAGGTATCAAAGAATCTGCACCAGAAAACGACGCAGAAGATGATGATGTTGCTTACTTTGATGGTGACGGTACTAAAGAAAAAATCATCACTTCAAAATCTCGTGGTCGTTCGTTTGAAGGACACCGCGACTATGATGATAAAGCTCAAAACTTTGTCGTTGAGAAAGAAGATGCCGTAGCTGATGATCTTGTGGTTTGGTACAAGGAAGTTGTTCCTAATGGCAAATATTATAAAGAAGGTCTTGCACGACTTTCTGAAATTGAAGTCGGTGACGGTGAAGCATCAGAACTTGAAACAATTAAGTTCCAAGTTAACTGGTCTCGTACACCAGAAAAACATGACATCAGTGGCACACCAGTAGCAGCCGCAGCAGTAGCAGCTTCTGGCACTGGTTCTGAAACTTCTGGACGTGTGGCGTCACTAGGTTCTAGCCGTTCGACTGAAACCGAATCAACAACCGTAACTGGTTAATCTAACTAAATAAAAAAACAAGATAAGACAATTAAGAGGGTGGGGTTTAGCCCTTACCCTCTTTTTTTCGTATTAAAGGAGAAAAATAACATGGTAGTAATTGAAAAACGTAGCAATGTCATCCCTGTAGATTTCGGTGAGTTCCAACTTAATTTCCCAGTGTCTGATAGCAACATTCAACGCATGAAAGCTGTTGGTGAGGATTTGCAAGCCAAGGGGCAAGCTTTCCAAGATACAAGCGATGAAGAAGCTCTTGGAGCGTTGAATGCATTGGTAGAAGATGGTTTTAATCAAGTCTTCGATGATGAAGAAGCATTTAAACAAGTCTATGCGTTTGCTGGTCAGTCAACAATTAACGCTATGTTCTATCTCATTGAAGCTATCAAGGGCATTTCAGAGGAATTTGAAGCCCAAAACTCAAAAGCAGCCCTCGATAAGTATTTGGCTGAGTAGCCATGCTAGACCTATCACGAAAACTGACGGATAAGTTAGTAATCGATGATAAAGAGTACGCCCTAGACCTTTCATTTAACAACGTTTTGAAACTCTTTGAGATGTGGAGGGATGAAGATGTTCCAGAGTTTGTTAAACCACATTTCGGTATTCGTATTTTGACCGGTGAGACTTTAGAAGATTTCACTGTCGAGGAAATGTCAGAGGTGTTTAACGAGGTTTTCGAAGAACATATCAGTCTATCAACAGTCGAGGACAACCATGTCGAGTATGACCTCGCTGGGAACCCCATGAAGACCACAGCAAGCAATAGCGGACAAGAAAAAGCCCCTTATGACATCCGCTATGATGGTGACTATATCTATGCGTCATTCTTGCAAGCCTACGGCATTGATCTATTCGATGTCCAAGGGAAGTTGCACTGGAAGAAGTTCAATGCTCTACTTTCTGGATTGCCAGAGGGTACGAAATTCATGGAAGTGGTCAAAATTCGTAAATGGAAGGCACAAAAGGGCGACTCAGCGGAATACAAAGAGGAAATGCGTAGACTTCAGAAAGATTATGCTCTCCCTTACGAGATTATCGAGGAAGATGAAGAATACGAAGAAGAATTTTAGAAAGGAGGGATAATCTATGGCAGATGGTACAGTCACCATCAAGGCGTTGTTCGACGGGAAGGACGCTGAAAGTGGGGCTAAACGTATCAAAGGGGCGTTAGAAGGCTTGAAAGGCTCAGCTGGTAAGGTTGGTTCGGTCTTTAAGTCTGTTCTCGGTGCCAATTTAATCGGTGGTGCCATTATGGGCGGTATTAGCGCTCTTGGTAATGGCATGAAGTCAATGGTTGGTGAGCTTAACAGCTCAACTAAAGCATGGAAGACCTTTGAAGGTAACATGCAACAAATCAACATGCCTACTGAACAGATTCAGCAAGTCAAAGGCGAGTTGCAGGACTTTGCGACCAAGACCATCTATTCTGCATCCGACATGGCTTCTACTTACTCACAGTTAGCAGCGGTTGGAACGAAGAATACAACCGAGCTTGTTAAGGGGTTCGGTGGTCTTGCAGCGGCAGCAGAAAACCCGCAACAAGCCATGAAGACCTTGAGTCAACAGGCAACCCAAATGGCAGCTAAGCCAAAAGTTCAATGGCAAGATTTCAAGCTCATGCTAGAGCAAACGCCTGCCGGTATCGCAGCGATTGCGAAAGAAATGGGCATGAGTACCGCTGAAATGGTCCAAGCCGTACAAGACGGCAAGATTAAGACCGAGGACTTCTTTGACGCCATTGCTAAGGTCGGTACTAACGACACTTTCAGTAAAATGGCCACAGAGTTCAAGACAGTCGACCAAGCTATCGATGGTATGAAAGAGTCGTTAGCTAATAAACTAATGCCACAATTTGAAAAACTCAATCAAATTGGCATTAAGGCAGTCGTTGGGCTTACGGATGCATTAGAAAGAGTTGATATCAACGGAATTGCTGACAAGATTGGCAGCGGTTTGTCTTCACTTTGGAAAGGCTTCACGAATACTGGAGCTTTGCAAAATCTGGGTGCAACGTTCACTTACATTAGCAGTTCTATCCAGCAGCTATTCAGCAAGATTGACGGGAACAAGCTCATGCAGGGCATTGGCTCAGTGTTTGGTGACATTGCTAACGGGATCTCGCAAGCCTTGAATATTGCCACGACATCAGTTAGAAGTTTCATCAGCTCATTTGCTGATACTGGAGCTTTTCAATCGTTCAAGGCAGCAGTGCAAGATACTTGGAACGCCCTTAAAGCTATCGGTTCCTCATTCGGTGAGGTCCTCGGTAGCTCACAAATGCAGTCAATCATTGCAGGTATTGGCTCAGCTCTTGGAACGCTAGTTAGCTGGATATCTCAAGTCATTTCAGCAATATCTAGGTTTATCAGTGCAATACCACCGGGCATCTTAAACGGTATCACTAGCGGTATTTTAGCAATGGTCGCAGGCTTCATGACTGCAAAGGCTGGTATTTCTGCCGTTAGTGCTGCTATGAAGGGGCTGGACTTCCTTAAAGGTCTCAATCCGTTCAAGAAGTTCGGTAGCGACGCAGCAGAGGGAATGGCGGAAGCGGCTAATGGTGCTAGACGCTCTAAATCAACGATTACTCAACTATTTAGTGGAATATCCAACGTTATCAAGTCTTCTGGTAATGCAATCAAAGGAATCTTGACAGCCATATTCAAAGGTATTGCTGAAACTTACAAAGGTTTCGGGCAAGGAATGAAATACGTTTTACAAGGCCTTAAAGGATTGAATCCAGCAACCTTGCTTTCATTCGGTGCATCCGTAGCCATTGCCGCAGTCGGAATCGGTGCTGGTATTGGTATCATTGTGGCATCATTCACCCTTTTGGCCACTCAATCGCAAGGTGTTTCACAAATTCTAAACGCCATAGGTTCAGCGTTTGGAACTGTTGTTGAATCAATAGGTAAGGCAGCAGGGTCTATCGTTGAAGCCTTTGGCACGGCATTCGGTATCGTCATCAAAGCAGTCGGTGAAGCTGCACCAGGGCTCGCCAAACTTTCACCACTCGTTGAAGCTATCGGTACTGCTCTAGGCAATGCAGCACCAGCAATCACGGCATTCGGTAACGCTTGGACATCCATTCTAGGAACATTGCCGGCTATTATCAGTGCATTTAGCGGGTTGGTTGGTGCCATTGGTTCTGCAATCAGTCAAGTCGCTACCGCAATTACTCCGATTGTTCAAATTATCGGAAATACTATCACGGCAGTAACTCAGATTATTGCAAATGCTATCGTGGCAATCGCTCCGGTTATCTCGAATTGCATTGTCCAAGTTGCTCAAGTAATCGGTCAATTTGGACCACAGATTGCAATGGTTTTACAAGTAATTGTACAAGCCATTCAAGCAACAGCACCAGTCATTATGACCTTGATTCAAGGGATTGTGACAGTCGTTCAAACTCTTGCACCAGTTATTAGTCAAGTGATTTCTGCAATCGTTACAGTCGTTCAAACTCTTGCACCTATCATCAGTCAAATTATCTCAGCGATTGTTACGGCAATAACTCAAATCGTTCCTATCATCACGGCGATTGGTGGTGTGATTAGTGCTGCATTTAGTGGCATTGCCTCAGTTGTTTCAGCAGCAGGAATGGCAATCGCCACGGCTGCTATGGGTATCGGTACGGCTATTAGTACGGCTCTTAGTGGTGTGGCAAGTATCATTAGTGCTACTGGTTCCGCTATTGGTGCAGCCTTGCAGGGCATTGCTAGTGTTGTGCAATCGGTCGGAACATCAATCAGCACAGCGGCGGAAGGTATCGGAAACGGCATTAAGTCAGCGTTTGAAGGTATTTCAAGCGTGATTACCTCAGCTGGCAGTGCAATCAGTAGCGTATTGAATAGCTTGGCTAATGTCTTCAATTCAATCGGTACAGCCGCACAAAAAGCAGGGTCTGGATTCAACCAATTAGCCAATGGTGTCGTTAAGATTACCAACACCAACTTAGGAGACATGGCTGCATCTCTTGCAGCAGTAGCCAAAGGTGTTGGGTCAATCGGTAACAACTCAGCAGGACTTGCTCAAGCTGGTACTGGTATGACTAAGCTCGGAGATGGTATGAGTAAGGTGTCTAGTTCAGCATCTAGTGCTGTATCTGGTCTGACATCATTCTCAAGCACGATTACAAGCATTCAATCGTCATTCACGAACCTACAATCACTACTCACTACAGCAGGGACAGCGTTCAGCACGTTCTCAAATCAAGCTAGTCAATCACTAGCTGGCTTAACGGCTATTGTAGCCCCTATCACTGCATTTAGAACACAAATCATGACACTAGCACCAGCCTTGATGGTTGCCGCTACTGGATTAACTCAGTTCAGTACAGTTTCAATGACATTGACTGCTAGCATGACTTCTATCAGCTCAAGCATGACTATGCTAACTACTAGCTTAACCATGTTAGCTACTCAGTTAACTATGATCACTACGAGCATGACAATGATGTCTACTAGCTCAACTATGCTAGGTACTAGCTTAACGCTTGTAGGTACTCAATTCATGATGATTGGTACCTCATTGACCATGCTAAACACTCAATTCATGATGTTTGCCACTAGCTTGACGCAAATGACAAGCCAGCTCATGATGGCAGGTTCGGCAGTAACCATGTTTGGCGCTCAACTCATGACCGCTCAGACTGGTTTCAGCATGGTTTCCATGATGGCTACTATGGTATCCAGTCAGCTTGCTATGCTTGCTAGCTCAGCCCAAATGGCTGGAGCTGGGCTTGCAATGGTAAGTGCTCAAGTCATGATGTTAGCTAGCGTATTCGCTACAGTCGGAGCAGCAGCTATGACTTTACAAGCTACGATGATGTCGCTAGGCATGGCAGTTAGTTCCGGTATGATGTCAGCGGTTCAAGCTGTAACTTCTGGTGCTATGCAAATGACAGCAGCACTACGTTCTAGTGGTACACAAATGGTTGCTAGTACACAAGCATTCATGAATCAGATTGTTTCAGCAGTCAGAAACGGCATGAATCAAGTCGTTGCCGCTATTCGTGCCGGTGGTGCTCAAATGGTAGCTGCTATGCAAGCAAGCGGACAGCAATTAGTTGCAGTTACGCAAGCAGCAGTTAACCAAGCGGCAGCCGCAGCTAGAGCAGGCTATGGAGCCTTTTTCTCGGCAGGGGCTTACATGGGTCAAGGTCTTGCAGCCGGTCTGATGTCAGCTCTTGGAGCAGTTACAGCGGCAGCTAATGCCCTTGTAGCGCAAGCAGAAAGAGCAGCACAGGCTAAAGCCAAAATCCATTCACCATCTCACTTATTCCGTGACCAAGTCGGTTGGTATATTGGGCTTGGTATTGCTAGAGGTATCGACGAATCAGCTCCAGAGGTAGCTAATAGCCTTGATTACATCCGTGACCAAGTTAACGGGTTCAATGTTCGAGCTAATGCGATGCTAACTGGTGCCACTTCAAACATGGCTAGTCAGCTCAAGATGGAAGTGCTCAGAGATAAAACCCCAGACGCTACGATTTCAGCACGTCAAGAAGCCTATGCTGCACATTCAGCCGGTTTGTTGGGTGATGTTATCGATGCATTGGGAGACCTCAAGGAACAAATGGCACAAGGTCAAAACATGGTGCTTGACACTGGTGCTCTTGTTGGTGGTACAGTCAACAACTTCAATAGTGCTATCGACACCATTAAAACATTGAAAGGACGTCACAGATTATGATTACTAAAATTAAAGAGTATATATCATTCGGCGATTTTAATAGTCGTGACGCCGGGTGGTACTTACAGAAGCGTGAAGCACCGACCCCAGACGAGAAAGAGATTGTTGAGTCTATCCCCTTTATGCAAGGGGTGCTTGACTTCTCTAGTGTCTTGGGTGAGCGAGTGTTTGAACCTAGAGAGATTACATACGAGTTCAAATTGCCTTTTACGGAATACGAAGACCGTAAGACGGCAGAGCGTATGATCAAGTCTCAAATGGTGACTAAAACGGAGCGCAAGCTATTTGATACGCATGATAGACGCTATTATTGGATGGGCAAAATTAAGCATATCAAGGTAGCTGACGACCCGATTAAGAAGAATCTGGTAGCTACTATCACATTCAAATGCTATCCGTTCGCATTTCACGAAAACGAATACTTCGATGATGTCTGGGACACTTTTGATTTCGAAAGTGATGATTCAACATGGACTAAATGGCAACTTGGATATACGAAATCAGAAAGGACAATTTACTTTGTTAATTCTGGTGATACATCTATCAGTCCAGTCATTTATTGCGACGAAGATATCACACTTACCGATTCGGAGGGTGTAATTTACAACCTCAAACGCGGTGAGAATAGGGAGTTTGCATTGACACTTTATCAAGGAATTAACTATTTCAAAGCTAAAGGCAATGGCACAATTGCCATGCATTTTAACAATGAGGTGATGGCATGAGTGCAAGCGGTAAAATCGAAGTATTTAACATTAGCCACACGGGCTACGCTGTCAAGGTTTCAAACCTCAGTAATGACACTGGTATCAAAGGGGTGTTGTTCCCGACATGGAGCAGGAAAACAAACTACTCACCTAGTGCCGGTAAGGAGATAGATCAAGATGATATTATCTGGTATGACGGCGTAGAATGGGGCGGCAACTGGTACTGTACTATCAATGTCTCAGACCACAATAACGAGCATGGGGAGTTTTTAACCCATGTCTATGTGTCTGACAATAACGGACAACTCGTAGGTGTTGGCGGTGAAAAAATCGTCGTTCCAGAGCCACCCGAAACCAAACACAAAGGCGGCTATGCGGTGTATTGGTGGAGTGATTTCAACTCACGCCGTTGGGATAAGCTTAATCGTACCACTACGGCACGCAAGACTATCCATGACCCGTACAGCCCAAGAGGTGGCACAGTTATCGTTGGTGAAATCAACCAAGCTCTAAACACCATTCATGAGTTCTCTTTCGCTGTTCCTTTTACGCATCCTTTGTATAACAAAATGGTGCCGTTTAAGTCGATTGTCGAGGTGGTCAACCTCTACGATGGAAAGATTGAGTTTGTAGGCAGAGTTTTGACATCGACGAATGAAATGACAACAAACGGATTCGCTCAAAAGGTGACCTGCGAGGACTTCCTTTCATTCTTGCACGATTCTGCTCAGTGGTTCCAGAAATTACCGAACCAAGGAGCGGCACCTTACTTGACTGAAATTCTAAGGGTTGCGAATGGTGAGGTTGAGGACTACAAACGCATTAATCTGGGCACTTGCACTGTTAACAGTAGGACGGATAAGCCTTGGCGTTACCTTGGATATGAAAGCACTTGGGACTGTGTCCGAGAGCGAATTATCAACAACATCGGGGGTTATTTGACCATCTATGAGCGAAATACTCGCTTATATGTGGATTGGACCGCTCAGATTGGAGAAACCAAAAAATCACCGCTTCAAATTGGTAAGAATATCAAATCAGCAAGCCGAGAGCTTGATTTTGACGGTCTAGCTACTCAAATCATGCCGATTGGTGCTGATATTCAGAAGGAACATCCAGACGAGGACCAGAGCCCCGATGTTACCAGGGAGCAATTGACTATTTGGCACGTCAATAACAATCGAGCTTACTTAGAAGATAAAGAGCTGATGAAAGAGTTTGGTATTATTCGTAAGGCTGTTATCTGGACTGAAATCGATAACCCTAGCGTACTTTTAGCCCGTGGCAAGCAGTATTTGAGAAATCAGAAAATCGCACTCGCCAAATGGACAATCTCAGCGGTAGAGCGTTACTTGATTGATAACCGATATGACAAGTTTGAAATTGGGAATAAACACCCGATTATCAATGCACCACTATCTGGAATTGAAACTTTGCAAATCTTGGAGAAAAAAATTGATATTCTAAATCCACAGAGTGTTGATCTAACTATCGGTTCACAATCTCAATCACTTTCAGCGTATCAGTTGCAGTTACAAGAAGCTGAAAACTCTATCGAACGCTTGAAACAGAATACATCAACGGCTAATAAAGAGAAGCGCTTGAAGGCTCTTAAAGACCAACTCGCAGCACTTAAGAATAAACCTAGCCAAGCACCTACAGCCCCAACGGCACCTAATCCACCTAGCTCTAACGCTTCAGCGGACGAGATTGCCGCTTATGATAAGCAATATGCTGATTATCTGGCAGCTAAGGCTAACTATGATAACCAGCTTGCGTCGTACAACATGGACGAACAAGAGCGTGCAAGGACCATTAAGGACGTAGAGGCTGAAATTGCTAGACTGCAAAAAGAATTAAATGGAGGTAATTAAACATGCCACAAACCGAAGCAGAGGGACGTTTGAACCTCTACGATGATGTGACACCTTTGGAAAAAACTAAAAATATTAACGTTTTGACCAAGGGGATCCGCAAAAAAACAAGAGGGGCGGATGTTCGAGAAGCTATTGCCACGGCCATCGAAGTGACCTATGCAGACGGGGCCACTAACGGCAATACGAACATGGAAGTTATCAAAGCCCGTGGTCTTGCCGGCAACCTTGATGACCGTCTCAGCACTATTGAGAACACGCTTAACGGAAAGGCTAGTGCTGATTTCGTTGAGAAGAAATTTAACAAGATTGAATCCAACGCACCGAAGGCTGTTCTCAGCTCACTATCGGAAATCAGTAGCACATACCCAAATGGTGCTAATGGTATTGTTGTCGCTAAAGATACCGGTAAATGGTATTACTACGACGAAGGGGCTCGCTCTTGGAAAGAAGGGGGAGTCTACCAGTCCCGTGGCCTCGGTGGCAACGAAGTCACCGCTGATAATATCGACTTTGCCCAAGGTATCAAACAAATGCTGGGCGAGCGTATCGCCGGAAGCGTTTGGCTATGGAATCAAACCTCAATGGGAACGTGGACATCTAACGGATGGAATCGTTACTTGCCATTCGCATTGATTAAGAATAAAACTTACTACCTTGTCAATGTTCGAGGGACGTTTACTTATGCAGTTTCAAGCGACGGAAGCCGTCTTCTAAAGAAATTCTCAGACGATGACAGATTGGTAACTACAGAATACACTCCGACAGAAGATGGTTTCCTCTATGTTTGTGCTAAAGACAATGAGAAACCTAAAGTTTTCAACGCTTCAATCAGTGAACTATCAACCGCTAATGTCGACATGAGTAATCTTCCAGACGGATACGTATCTTTAAAAATTCCGCGCTTGTCAGTTGATGTCAAAGCTACCGATTTAGACTTTGTGACCCAAATTAAACAACTTATTGATGAGAATACGCTTGTCCGTGGGAAATATTACACGGGTTGGAGCCAAAACAAAGGTGATTCTGGCGATTGGGCAGTATACCCACCCATTTTTCTTGAAAAAGGCAAAAAGTACGGTCTGAAGGATGTTCGAGGAATCTTTACTTACTATTTCAGTATTGACGACCGCAAACTCAAACAGT